GGCCCTGAACGCCATCGAGCTGATCCTGGAGAGGAGGCTGGGGAATGGCCAGTAACTGGGAGGTTGAGCTCTCCAATCTTTTGGACAACTACAACCTGGAGGTGCAGCGGAAGGTGAACGAGACCGCGAAGCGGGTGGCGAACAAGGCGGCTCGAACTCTGCGCAGCACATCCCCGAAAGCGGAAAAGCATCGCCACAAGACGGTTTACTCAAGAGGGTGGTCCGTCAAGAGCGCGAAAGACCAGGGCCGCGGCTACGTTGTCCACAACAAAACGGACTACCAGCGCACCCACCTGCTTGAGCGTGGCCACGTGGTTCGAAACAAGTACGGCACCTGGGGCAGGGCTCCGGCACAGCCCCATATCCGGCCGGCCGCGGAGAGCGCCGCAGCGGAATTTGAGAGGCAGGTGAAAGAAGCCATTGAGCATATTTGAGGTCCTTCAGTCCACCGGCCTGCCTGCCGCGTACGGCTTTTTTCGGGAAAAGCGGGAGCCTCCTTTCGTCGTGTACATCGGCGCCGGGCAGAACCAGATGGCGGCGGATGACACCGTCTACTGGAGTGAGAACGATTACCAGGTGGAGTACTACTTCACCGAGAAGAATGAGGCCGCGGAGACATCTATCGAGGAGAGTCTGCTCTCCAGCGGCTACCTGTACCAGAAATCCATGGACACCTACATTGACAGCGAGGCCATGTGGGTGATCTACTACGACGTTTCAAAGAGGTGATTTTAATGCCTACCCCCACACCTACTCCTGACAGCAACAAGGTCGAATTCGGTATCAGCAACCTGCATGTCGGAACCTACAGCGTGGACTCCAACGGCAATGTGACGCTCGGCACGCCCTATCATCAGAAGGGCGCGGTCAGCCTGTCTCTGGACCCGGAGAGCGACAGCAACGATTTCTTCGCCGACAACATCAAATACTGGTCCGGATACTCTGACAACGGATTCAGCGGAACTGTCAAGACCGCACGGTATGATACTGAGTTCAAGACCCGGTTCCTGGGCTACGCCGCCCTGAACGGCGGCGGCATCGGCAAGGTAAAAACTGCGGTCAAGCCGAATGTCTATCTGGCCTTCGAAACAGAGGGCGACATGGAGAAACGCCGTGTGCTGCTTCTGAACGCCACCCTCGGCGAGATCAAGCGGGAGTTCGCCACGATTGAGGACAAGAAAGAGCCGACAACGGAGGAATTGGACGTCAATGTCATTGGTGACAACGGCACCGGACTCACTATCGTGTCCTATAAGCCGGGTGATACCGGCTACTCTAACCTGTTCACAGAGCCGACCATGCCGGCCCTTGCGACCGGAAGCTCCTGACACCACAGTTCACGGCGGGGCGGGGGAATGCCCCCGCCCTGATTTCATAGGAGAATCACATGAGAAAGACCATTAAAATCGACGAGACCACAGCCATTACTCTGGACAACAATGTGGGATGGCTGATGGAGTACCGGGCCCAGTTCGGCCGTGACATTATGCCCGCCATTATGCCGGCCATCGGCGCGGTGGGTCAGATCGTATTCCAGCTCTATGCCAACGGGGAGCGGCTGAACACGGACAGCGTCCTTGAGTCGCTGGACGAGAGCATCGTCTCCCAGGCCCTGACCGAGCTGGCGGGGCTGGAAGTGGTGGACCTGCTCAACATCACCTGGGCGATGGCGAGGACCGCGGATGAAGACATCCCGGAGCCCCGTATCTGGGTGCGCCGGTTTGAGAGCTTTCCGGTGGACGTGATTGCCCCGGAGGTGTTCCGGCTGGTGGCCCGGGGTTGCGTGAGCTCAAAAAACTTGACTCGGCTTCGGGAGATGCTTCCGAGGAAAGCGTCGACCTAGATACCATCCTGGTCGCCGCGACATCCCGCGGCCTGACCATGACGGATATCCGGCGGATGACTCTGGGGCAGGTGGTAGATTACTGCATCGAGTGGCAGAATGTCCACCACCCGCCCGAAGCCGGTCAAACCAGTAGGAAACAGAAAGCAACACGAAAAGCGACCCAGTCCGACTGGGACAGCTTCCTGGGGTGAGGTGAGAACATGGCGGACAAAATCAAAGGAATTACGATTGAATTCCGGGGCGATACCACAAAGCTGAGCCGGGCGATCAGCACGGTGAAGAAGGAGAGCAACGACCTGAGCCGTGACCTGAATGCGGTGAATCGTTCCCTGAAGTTCAATCCCACCAGCGTCATGCTCTGGTCGCAGAAGCAAAAGATTCTGACCCAGAATATCAGCTCCACCAGGGACAAGCTGAGCCTGCTGAAGAAGCAGCAGGCCAACATGGACGCCCAGGGCGTGGACAAGGCATCCCGGGAGTATATGAAGCTGGAGCGGGAGATCATCAAGGCGGAAAACCAGCTCAAGCGCTTTGAGCGGGAGCTCCGGAAAATCGGCAGCGCCAAGCTCCAGGCGCTGGGGGCGCAGTTCAAGCAGATCGGCGGGAAGATGAAGGCAGCGGGGAATACTCTGACGCGGTATATCACCGGACCTTTGGCTGCTATTGGCGCAGTATCCGTAAAAAAGTATGCCGAGGTCGATAAGACCATGCAGCTGACCAACGAGACCATGCAGAACAGCGAGGAAGATGCCAAACTTCTGGACAAGGCCATGAAGGACGCCGCTTCCAATTCCACCTTTGGCATGAGTGACGCGGCTCAGGCGTCCCTGAACTTCGCCCGTGCGGGACTGAACGCCGAACAGGCGGCCTCCGCGCTGGCCCCGGCCATGAAGCTGGCCGCCGGTGAGGGCGGCAACTTGGATACGGTCTCGGCCGGACTGGTAGCCACAATCAACGGCTTCGGCGATGACTTTGGCAAGGCCGGGGAGTATGCTGACGTTTTTACGAACGCCTGCAACAATTCCGCCCTGGAGATTGACGGTCTTTCCGACGCCATGGCTGTGGCAGCGCCGACTTTCAGCGCAGCAGGCTACGGAGTGAAGGATGCGGCACTTTATCTTGGTGTGTTTGCGGACAAGGGCATCGAGGCAAATGAAGGTGCGACAGCTCTGAAAACCGGTTTTGCCCGGCTGGTGGATCCACCCAAGGCGGCTGCCGCATGGATGGACAGACTCGGAATTTCCGTGACGAACGCGGACGGCTCCATGAAGAGCTCCGCTGAAATTCAGGAAACCCTGCATAATAAGTTTTCCAAGCTGTCTGATTCTGAGCGTCTGGCGGCGGCCAGCGCGATTTTCGGCAAGAATCAGATGTCCAAATGGCTGGCGCTCATTGACACGTCTCCGGACAAGGTCGCGGAGCTGTCCGGGAAGCTGGATGAGCAGGGCACAACGACGGAGATGGCAGCGGCCATGATGAGCGGCTTCGGCGGATCTCTGGAAAAGCTGAAGTCCAGCATCGACGTGGCGGCAACGTCCTTCGGCGAGGCCCTTGCACCTACCATTCAAAAGGTGGCGGACGTGGTACAAAAGCTGGTCGACTGGTTCAACAACCTGTCTCCAGCGGCTCAGACAATGATTGCCACCGTGGCAACCGTTGCCGCCGCATTAGGGCCATTCCTTGTGGTTCTTGGGACCATTATTTCTAAAGTCGGGGGCGCAATGCAGGGGGTTTCGAAATTTGTCGGCACCCTGAGACAGTTAAAACCCGCGGTGTCCGGGGCTACAGGATTCGCAGGGAAACTGGGAGCCTTGTTCGGCGGCATTTCGCTGCCGGTCGTTGTCGCAATCGCTGCGATTGGCGCACTTGTTGCAGCGTTTGTGTATCTCTGGAAGACCAATGCAGGTTTTCGAAAAAGAGTAACAGCGATTTGGGAACAGGTAAAAAAGTCCTTCTCTCTGTTCTACACTGGAATCAAGTCCCGGCTTCAGGGAATGGGCATCACCTTCAAGAGCGTATCGGCAAAGATCAAAAAAATCTGGTCGGCATTATCAAAGTTTCTTGCCCCGGCATTTGAGACAGCTTTCAGCGCGGTCAGCGTCATCGTGGATACCGCCCTGAAAACCATCCTAGGTCTGATTGATTTTTTCATTGCCTTATGGAAGGGTGACTGGAAGGGCATGTTCGCCGCCCTGAAACGGATTTTCAGAGCCCAGTGGGATGGGCTAAAATCACTGGCAGGGACACTGTTCAATGGGCTGAAAAAGATGTGGGACGCTGTCCTGAGCTGGTTCGGAACAAGCTGGGAGAAAATATGGACACAGATTAAGGATTTTGCCAAGACGATATGGGGCGGTATTAAAGACTATGCCAGCTTCATCTGGGACAGCATTAAAAACGTGATTGTTTCCCCAATCCGGATGGCCAAAGAACAGATCGAGTCTATCATGAAGACAATCGAGCGTTTTTTCCCGTTGAATATCGGAAATGTCTTCAGCAACTTCAATCTTCCACATATCTCTGTAGACGGCGGACAACCGCCTTATGGCATCGGAGGTTTTGGTTATCTCCCCAGCTTCGATGTACAGTGGTACAAACAGGGCGGCATCTTCCGAAAGCCCACGCTGCTGAGCGGGGGGTCCGGGATCAAGGGCGTCGGTGAGGCCGGTGCTGAGGCGGTGCTGCCGTTGGACCTGCTGTGGTCACACATGGCCGAGATGGCGGATTCCATCGTCAACGGCGTGGTCTCCGCCCAGGCGATCGGCGCGGCCGGTGCCGGTGGGAACATCGTGATTCCCATCTACCTGTACCCCTCCGGGCCGAAGATGGGCGAGGAGATCGTAAAGCTCTATAACACCTATCAGAGGAGGCTGCACGGATGATTGGCGTATTTGAAAGCATCACCATCAATGGCGTACGGTTCTATCGCCCGAACAACTTCAGCCTTCGGCGGGAGGACGTGCTGGCGGGGGAGTATACCACCTGCACAGGGAAGCTGATTGCGGACCGTATCGGCTGGAAATACTCGGATATGACCCTGTCCTGGGACACGCTCCCGCAGGCTATGCTGGACGCTCTGACCGGTCTCTCCGGGCCTGTTCAGATGGTCTTCACGGACTCCGACGGGGCCCACACAGAGACAATCATACGGGGGGCGTTTACCAATACGCCCACACGGTTCACAGACTACAACGGGGCTGTGATGTGGAGTAACGTGTCGGTGGAGGTGAGATTCGTCAATGTCCATAACGAGTGAGAACGCGAAGCAAATCCGGAAGGGGATGGAGGTGCATGTCAGCCTGAACACTAACGTTTCCGGATCCTACGCATCGGTTTACTCAACCAGTTCCGCGAAAATCGTACGAGATCCCTCTACAGACCAATCAGATATCAACGCGTGGCCGTGGCGACGCATTGCGGATTTTCAGAGTGATGGATTTCCCTTAGATGGCAGTTTTAAGCTTTGGGACGGAGACACTATTGATTCCCAGACGAAGGGCGTGGTCGGCATTCGTTCAAATGTTGGGATATCCAGCCTGAGAGTTGTCGTCCATGTCACAGGCGATGCCTCAGAGTTGACACTTCGCTTTGCTTCTGAGGGTGGAACAATTCAAACTGTTTCAGGTGCTGATAGTGTCGAATATGACATCAGGGAAACTGTAATTATTCCATGTAGCGGGTCCAGCGAGCTTTTCTACTGCTACCCGTCAGACCAATACAGTCGGGTGGAAATTTTCAGTATTACTCCCGGTGTCAGCATTTCTATAGACAATGAAAATCTACTCAGCGCCACGTTGGCTCTCCGCGCCGATCTAAGTCTGGAAAAACCGTCTTTTCCCGTATCTGAAATAGAGGTCCGTGCTTACTGGCCTTCGGATATTTCCGCAATCCTCGCAAATATAGACGAAGGTGTTCCATTGACTTATTATGCAGGATATTCTGGGAGCTATTCGACGACACGGCACTTCTATCTTTCGGAGCCCATCACGATGGAAAAAAACGAGCTTTTGATTAAAGCAGAAGATTCTTCTGCCCGTCTGGATTCGTATAGAGTCCCGTTGCAGGCACTCTATATCAAGCCGGAAGAAGCACGCCGGAGGATTTACACGTTTTTCCGAAACATCATAAAGAACAGCGGAATTTCTTTGATTTCGGCTCAGGCAAATCCTCCATTAAATCTGACCGGCAATAGTCAGCACGCATTGATCATACGTGAGCGGACAGCCAGAGAATATGTTCAAGATATCATGAACCTTAGCCGGGCGAAAGAGTCCGTTCAAAACGGAATTGGAGGCTTTTGGCCATCCTTCGTTGATGCGGGAATCCCAAAGGTTACGTGGAGCAAGCCAACGGCCAAGTGGAATATTTATGAATACGATTGTGGTGAAGTAAAGCGGAATGTCAGCCAACAGGTGACAGCACTGAAAACAGAAGATAGTTTTGGTGTTGACTCAAGCACAAGCATGGACAACCTTTGGACACCTCTCTATTATGACGGCTCCGGATATTCGGATGTAGAGAACAGGCACGGTATTTTAGGCGACCCGTTGAAGGTAACTGCCGGCCAAAGTGTGATCAAGAACTTTGATCTGGAAGAAGTCGGTTATTGGCATCAATACCTGTATACCGACCAGCCTGTGACAAGAGTATGGTCGCGGATTAACTCGATCTGCTTCAAGCCAACGAAGACGTCAAAAAAGACAGGCTCCGGGACATCAGAACGATGGACAAATCTCCTTGGCATCAAGGGAAAGCGTTTGGATATCCGCGCAGGGAACAATCCCTTAACGAAGTCTGGAGGAGATTCCGGGCGGACGATCGAAACTGACCCTATTGTTTACGGACATGCCAGCGTAAAGTACTCCGTTACTGTTCAGACCTGGCAGGGACCACAGACGTATACATACACAGACTCAATCTATCCGGTCTACGATGCTCTATTTAGCAAATCAAATATCACCGGCTCCTTCCTCTGGAAAGGAGACCCCCGGATGCAACCCCGGGACGTATTCAATTTCCACCGGCTGGACGGTACGGTAGAGACCTGCACCATTGAAAGCATCGAGATGAAGCACGAAGGCGGCGGTACTACCGCCACGATTTCCTACCGACTGGGGGTGGTGTAATGGCATGGCAAACACCGAAAACGGACTGGGCGGATGTTGACCTGTTTACTTATGCGGATATGAATCGT